TGTTGAAAGGTCAAGCCAATACTGCATCAAGTGTAGATGTTTGGTTAAGCCGTGTAGATGCAATTAGTACATAAGGAGAATAAATGGCTGAGATAAATGAACAAGTTTACGTAGGTGATAGAGTAGCTGAAACTAGCATACATCACCACGCAGCAACTTTTACTAGACCTATGGTAATAGAGAGTGCTGTGTTAGCTGGTCCTGTAACTTTTAGTGCAACAGTGACCGTAACTGGAACATTGGTGGTAATATAATGAGTAAAATAGAAGTAAATCAAATTGACGTACAATGTGGTTCAACGCTTACGGTTGGATCATCTGGTAAAACTGTATCACTTGCAACTGGTGCATCACAAACAGGTTTTGGTCGTACCGGAACTGTAGATTGGTGTACAACAGCGAAAACAAGTCCATTTACTGCTGTGTCAGGTGATGGATTTTTTGTAAACACTACATCAGGTGGAATTACAGTAACACTTCCAAGTTCGCCTTCTCAAGGAGATATCGTTGCATTTAAAGATTATGCTAACACTTGGGATTGTAATGCAGTTTCCATTTGTAGAAATGGATCTAAAATTAATGGTGTTTGTCAAAACACATCTTTAACCACACAGTCCCAATCTGTAACACTTATTTATGTTGATGGAACAAAAGGTTGGCAGGATATTCATGACTCAACTGCTAATATTACAGGAACTCCAGCTTTTATAAGTGCGACTGGGGGCACAATCGCAACCTGTGGTGATTTTAAAATTCATACATTTACAAGTGATGGAAACTTTGTTGTTACGCAAGGATTATCAGCCCCTAATAATAATGTTTCTTACATGGTCGTTGCAGGCGGTGGCGGCGGTGGTTCTGGAGGATCACCTAGTGGTGGTAATGGAGCCGGTGGTGGTGGCGGTGGAGGTTTTAGAGAAGGAGAAACTCCGCAAGCACCATTTACAGGAAGTCCATTAAAAGCTTGTGCTGGTGTTCCAGTTTCTACACAAAGTTATCCAATTACAGTAGGTGGAGGTGGAGCAGGAGGAGTTCCTCAACCTGGACCGCCATATGCAGCAGTTAATGGATGTAAAGGATCAGATTCAGTTTTTTCAACAATAACATCAACTGGTGGTGGTTTTGGTGGTCATGGCGCTAACGCACCAGGACAAGGTGGCCCGGGTGGTTCAGGTGGAGGTGCAGGTGGTGGTTGCTCTTCTGCTAATCCAGGTGGAACAGGTAATAGTCCACCAGTTAGTCCAGCACAAGGAACAAACGGAGGAGATGGTGGAAACACGAGTCCCGATGTTAAATCAGGCGGTGGTGGTGGCGCTACAGTTGCGGGTACATCAGGAAGTAATCCTCCAAGTGGAAATGGACCTGGCGGAGCTGGAGCAACAACAAGTATTTCAGGAAGCCCTGTATCTTTTTCAGGCGGTGGCGGAGGTGGAGCCGGTAATCCATCAGGTGCAAGTTTTGGAGGATCAGGAGGAACTGGTGGCGGTGGAGCTGGTTTTGGTAATGGAACAGGAGCTGGAGTAGCTGGAACAGTCAACACTGGTGGCGGCGGAGGTGGAGCTGGAACACAACCAGGCACTGCTTTAGGTGGCGCAGGTGGGTCAGGAAAAGTAGTAATAAGATATAAATTTCAATAATGACTAGTAAAATTAAAGTAGATAATATTAATAAAGTTTCAGATGACTCTAATGTCATTAATAAATGTGGTTCAACTGTAACAGTAGGATCAGCACCAGGTAATCTTCGATCTGGCACAAATAATTTACAAGCATCAGATGGTGGAAATTTAATTAGTCAATGTGGTTCAACAATAACTTTAGGAGCAAGTGGAGATACAATCACTTTAGCTTGCGGTGCTTCACAATCAGGATTTGGTAGAGCAGGTTCTGTAAATTGGTGTTCTACTATTTATACAAATAGTCCAGGTACTGTTACTGCTACAAGCGGTAAAGGATTTTTTTTAAACACAACTTCAGGATCAATAACCATCACTTTACCTTCATCTCCTAGTTTTGGAGATATCGTTGCGATAAAAGATTATGCGAATACTTTTGATTGTAATTCAGTAACGGTTAATAGAAACGGATCAAAACTATCAGGGGCTTGTGCAAATGGACTTCTTGCAACAGAGGGTCAATCAGTTACGTTAGTTTTTACAGATTCTACAAGAGGGTGGCTAAATGTTAATACAGATACAACTGTCGAAGCACCAGCTTTTATATCAGCAACAGGTGGAACTATTACAACATCAGGTAATTATAAAATTCATACATTTACATCGGATGGAAATTTCGTTGCTACTGCTGGAACTTCAGCGCCTAATAATGAAGTTTCTTATATGGTAGTTGCTGGAGGTGGAGGAGCACCTTATCAACAAGGTGGTGGCGGTGGAGCTGGTGGTTATAGAGAAGATAAAGCAAGTAATGATTCTTATTCGGCATCACCATTAGATGGTGCTGGAGCTATTACTGTTTCAACACAAACTTATCCAATAACAGTTGGTGCTGGTGGAGCAGGAGGAACAGGACCAAATTCAAATACTTCTGCACCAGGATCAGTATCAACTTTTAGTACAATTACATCAGCAGGTGGTGGTAATGGTGCACCTTCAGGACCTCATCCAGGCGGAGCACCTGGTGGTTCAGGTGGTGGAGCTGGTGAGAATCAACCTAATCCTGGAAGTAATGGTAATCAACCACCCGTATCACCAGCACAAGGAAATCCTGGTGGTAATGGTTGTAGAGGTGGCCCTAATGCAGGATCTGCTGGTGGTGGTGGCGGAGCTGGAGGCAGTGGTGGTCCAATACAAGGTACATCTCCAGATTCAACAGGTGGAGCTGGTGGTAATGGAACAGCAAGTTCAATTACAGGTTCTCCTGTAACTAGAGCAGGTGGCGGAGGTGGCGGAGGCTATCCTACTGCTGGTTCTACTGGTGGACCAGCTGGACCTGGCGGTGGCGGAGCAGCAGGTGGAACAGGTGGATCAATTCCTGGACCAGGCGAATCACCAGGCACATCAGGCACAGCCAATACAGGTGGTGGAGGTGGTTCTGGCTCTTGGCCAACAACAACAGGAGGATCTGGTGGATCAGGAGTAGTGGTAATAAGATATAAGTTTCAAAACTAGGTAAATTATGAGTACAATTAAAGTAGATAAAATAGAAAAAAGATCAGGAAGCACACTTACATTAGGTGGCGCTTGCACAGCTGTAACTTTAGCACCAGGTGCTACACAAACAGGATTTGGTAGAACAGGAACTGTGGATTGGTGCACAACAGCTAAAACATCTCCGTTTACTGCAACTAGCGGCGATGGATTTTTTATAGACACAACTAGCGGTGGAGTTACTGTGACACTTCCTTCATCTCCTTCAGCTGGTGATATAGTTTCAGTTTCAGATTATGCAAAAACTGCTGCTTGTAATGCCATTACAGTAGGCAGAGGTGGTTCAAAAATAGATGGATTATGCACAGATTTAACTTTAGAAACAGCTGGTATTGCGACGACTTTAGTATATGTGGATGCCACAAAAGGTTGGAAGCCAGTAAACTCAAATGAAGTATTAAACGTAATTAAATATGTTACTGCAACAGGTGGAACAGTAACAACGTCAGGTGATTTTAAAATACATACTTTTACAAGTGACTCAAGTTTTATTGTGTCTTGTGCAGGTTCATCAACAGGGTCTAATAAAGTTTCTTATACAGTAGTCGGTGGTGGAGGTGGTAGCAATGGAGACGGTGCTGGTGGAGGAGGAGGTGGAGGTTTTAGAGAAGGTAAATGCACATCTGATCCTTATACAGCTAGTCCATTAAATGCACCAGATGGTTTACCAGTTAGTGTTCAAACATATCCGATCACAGTAGGTGGTGGTGGCACAGCTGGTCCTAATTCTTCTCCTCATTGTGGCACTAATGGTGCAAATTCAGTATTTTCAACTATAACATCAACAGGTGGTGGAAGAGGTAGTCATCAAGGTGCTGCTGATGGTGGTTCAGGTGGTGGTGGAGGAAGAGGATCACCCTATGCAGGAGGTTCAGGTAATACACCCCCAGTTAATCCAGCACAAGGAACAAATGGAGCTCCAGGAGGTCCACCAAACGGAGGAAACGGTGCAGCTGGTGCAGGTGGTGCAACAGTAGCAGGTTCATCAAATCCTGGAAACACAGGTGGTGCAGGAGGAGCTGGTGCAACAACAAGTATTACAGGTTCACCAACAGCTTATGCTGGTGGTGGTGGCGGTGGTACAACACCTTCACCAAGTGGAGCTGGAGGAGCTGGAGGCACTGGAGGTGGTGGTAATGGTGCAAGTCACCCTTCAGGTGCAGCAACAGCAGGAACAACTAATACAGGTGGTGGAGCTGGAGGTTCATCAGGAGGACCACTATGTCAAACAGGTGCCGCTGGAGGATCAGGTATAGTAATAATAAGATATAAGTTTCAAAATTAATGAATTTACAAACTTTAACAAATAATATATAAGGAGAACATTATGGCACATTACGCAAAATTAGGAGCAAACAATAAAGTTATAGCAGTTCATGTTGTGGCTGATAAAGATTGTAAAAATGCTGATGGTATTGAAGATGAAGAAGTAGGCAGACAGTTTTTGGAAAACATCCATAGCTGGCCTCTTTGGAAACAAACATCTTATAATACTTACGGTAATAAACATAAATCAGGTGATGACTCTAAAGCATTTAGAGGTAATTATGCTGGTATAGGTTATATTTATGATGAGGACAATGATATATTCTTACCAAAAAAACCTTATGCTAGTTGGGTTCTTAATACAGCAGAAGCAAGATGGCAGTCGCCTATAGGTGATGCTCCAGAGTTATCAGAAGAAGAAGGATTAACTCATACGTATGAGTGGGACGAAGCAAACGGGAGCTGGAATAAAATAGAAAAATAATTTATGCAGAAGGTGGTGCTGTCTGAAATTGATGTATATACTGGCGAAGTGTCAATGCCAACCGGCTTTGAAATTGACCGAGATCAAATAAAAAACAATATCATTTCATCTTACATAAAAGAAAATAGAATTAGTAAAAATAATAAAGATTACTCTTATCAAGACTATCGAGTGCCTTTTTCTCAACCTTTACAATGGTTGCAAGATTATATTAGAGATCATTGGAGAGTTGAATATGGTTATAGTTTAGTAATTAAGACTATGCACGGTAATGTTATGCGTCCTCAAGAAAAATCTTGGACAAGACATCAAGTTGATCCTGTTGACTTACGTAACTCATCAGATTACACATTTATTTATGGTGTTGATATTCAAGAAGATTCTTCAGAATGTATTATTGAATATGATGATAACAGAAGAAAAAATAGAACTTGGCACATACCCATGAAAAATAATCATTTTATAATGTTTCCAGCCACTAACAGGTATTGTTTTTCAGCCAATACTTCTAATAAATTAAATGTAACTTTAACAATTAACTATGAATATATCTAATTACTACTGGTACTTTCAATCTGTAATACCGCCAAGAATTTGTGACATGATTGTGCAATATGGTAAAGCAGAAAAGAACAGAGAGATTATGGCTATTACAGGAGGTTTTGGTAGAGATAGAGATTTAAGTAAAAATCCTCTTAATAAAGATGAAATAAAAGATTTACAAAAGAAAAGGGATTCAAATATTGTTTGGATGAACGATAGATGGATATACAAAGAAATTCAACCTTATGTTCATATGGCAAATCAAAACGCAGGTTGGAATTTTGAATGGGATTATTCTGAATCTTGTCAATTTACAATATATAAAAAAGGTCAATATTATGATTGGCATGCTGATAGTTGGGATAAACCTTATGTAGAAGAAGGACCAACAAAAGGTAAGATCAGAAAACTATCTGTAACGGTTAGTTTAACAGATCCAAAAGAATACAAAGGCGGAGAGTTAGAGTTTGATCTTAGGAATTTAGATCCTGATAAAAAACCTAATATTCATACATGTGATCAAATATTACCAAAAGGCTCTTTGGTTGTGTTTCCCTCTTTTGTATGGCACAGAGTTAAACCAGTAACGAAATTT